ATGCACGACTGAATGGGCTTCTAAACATCACAAATGATAAGGATTTGAAATGTCTGGTTTGAATTGTAAGGCTTGTGTTTACTTTAATGACATAGGTCAAATGGGGCAATGTAGACGCTACCCCACTTACCAAAACCGTCACTACACAGAGTGGTGCGGTGAATTTGAGTTAGTTGCCATCGTCCCTGAGGAGGATGTTACACCCGTCCTAGAGGCGGGTGCTTTTTCTCCCAAGAAACGTGGCAGACCAGCAAAGGTGGCAAAATGAACTTGCAGCCTTTAAGAGACAAAATCCTTGTGCGCCCCGAAAAGCGCATCCAAAGCACAATTTATGTCCAATCGGCAGAAGCTGACAGCCGTGGCATTGTGGTCGCAGTAGGCCCAGACGCAGAGGCTGAAGGATTAAATGTTGGTGACAAGATCGCCTTTGGCACATTCCATAAAGACTACAAAGACGAATACCTCAAGTTTGAGGAAATCAAGCACAATGATGAGCGCTTACTCAAAATGAGTTGGCAAGATGTTTGTTTTGTAATTGAGGAGTAATCATGGCAAGTAAACCTGGCCTTTATGCCAACATTCACGCTAAACAAGAGCGCATCAAGGAACAAAAAGCGGAGGGAAAGCCCGTTGAACGCATGAGGGCGGTAGGCTCAAAAGGCGCACCAACGGCTGCTGCTTTCAAGCAATCTGCTAAAACGGCAAAGAAATAATCATGGCAAAGCACGACAAACCCATTCCGCACAAGACAACGGGCAAGGACAAGACCTATAACCCCACAAAAAAGGGTGCGGGAATGACCGCCAAGGGTCGTGCCGAGTACAACGCCAAGAATAACGCTAATCTGAAGCCGCCCGCCCCAAATCCTAAAACCAAGAAGGACGAGGGACGCAAGGCAAGTTTTTGCGCCCGAATGGAAGGCGTAGTTAAGAACGCCAAAGGCCCTGCGGAACGTGCCAAAGCCTCCCTAAAGAATTGGAACTGTTAATGATAGAGCAAGTAAAAGCCCGAATTGCTGACCTTGAGAAGCAAAAAGAACAAATGTTGGCTAATTTTCATGCTATTTCAGGCGCTATTGCCGAGAATGAAGCGTGGTTGCGTCAGCTTATGGTTGAAAAGCCAGCCGAAACCGAGTAAATTAGTGGCACTATGCCAACACTAGCCGACATATACAGCGCCATTGACTCTGCTAAACGCAAGGGGTCTGATTTCATCCGCAACCCAGGCGCAAGTCTGCAACAAATGGCGGGTTACGGCATGGACAGGGCAAATGCAGCCCGTGATCAGCTTTATGAGGCTACCGAGGCTGAAGGAATCAATTACGGGCCAAAGACTCAAAGAATTGCCAAACAGATGGCAGAGGCTTACAACCCGATTGGGATGACCACATGGCATGGATCGCCACATATCTTTCAAAAGTTTGATTTAGGTAAGTTGGGAACTGGTGAAGGCGCACAGGCTTATGGGTCTGGTCTATACGTTGCCCAAAACCCTAAAGTAGCTGAAGATTATGCAAAAAACATTATGGGGCCAAAAGCTACGCCCGAAAATGTTGCTTTAAAAGTGTTCAATGCAACTGGAAGCGAAGAAACGGTTATGCAAAGACTAAAGCAAGTATTCCCAAAAATCAATGATGCTGAAATTAAATCATCCATTGATACTGCAAAAAATTACCAAGGCAATATTTATAAGGTAGATTTGCCTGACACACATATCCGCAGAATGCTTGATTGGGATGCGCCAATAAAAGAACAACCCGTTGTTGTGCGTAATTTAGCCAAATCCTTAGGGATTGACATGAATGACCTTGGTGGCGATTTATTGGCTAAAGTAGGTAAAGACGAAGCTGGACGCAAAGTCATGCAAGATGCGGGAATTCGTGGCGTTAAGTATTTGGATGAAAAAAGCCGCTTTTCTCCACATGAAGTGTCTATAACTGTCAAAGGCAAGCCTTATGCCTCTAGCCAATTTCTTACAAAAGAGCAAGCAGACAAATATGCTGCTGAAAAAAAGGCTGAAGGATTTGAGTCCGCTTACAAAAACGTAGGGACTAAAAACTTTGTGGTGTTTGACCCAAACCACATGACAATCTTAGAACGCAATAACCAAGCCATTAAATGACTGAAACAACCGAAAAACGCCCTGTTGGACGACCATCTCTCTACGATCCAAAATATTGTGAGGAAGTGATTGCATTGGGCAAAATCGGTAAGAGCGTGGAACAAATTGCTTCTAGGTTAGGGTTTTCCCTACGCACAATGTACGAATGGCGTGATGTGCATGAGGAATTTTTGCATGCCATGGAGGAAGCCAAGCAACATGAATTGGCTTGGTGGGAAGATCAGGCCGATTCCTACATGGTTGAGACTAAGGACGGGCCGAGACTGAACGCAACATTGTGGTCACGGTCAATGGCGGCACGATTCCCCAAGAAGTACCGTGAGCAAGTTAAGCAAGAAATCACAGGCGCTGACGGTGCGCCATTCCTTACGGGCATTCAGGTCAGCTTTGTAAAGCCTAATGAGTGAAGTTAGCCAAGCTATTGCAAAGGCTGAGTTCCCACTCAAGCTAGAGTGCCTGTTCAAGCCGTCACGTTATAAAGTTCTTTACGGTGGACGTGGCGGGGCTAAGTCATGGGGGGTTGCTAGGGCATTGCTTATTAAAGGCGCTCAAGCCCCAATTAGAGTGCTTTGCGCCCGTGAATTCCAAACATCTATCAAGGATTCAGTTCACAAACTGCTATGCGATCAAATCATGGCGCTTGGGCTTGAGGGGTTTTACGAAATCACCCAGGCTTCAATCAGGGCAAAGAACGGCACAGAGTTTAGTTTTGTTGGCCTCAAGAACAACGTGGCAAACGTCAAGTCCTATGAGGGCGTTGACATTTGTTGGGTGGAGGAAGCCCAAACCACAAGCCGAATGTCATGGAACGTTCTGATTCCTACCATTCGTAAAGAAAAGTCCGAGATATGGATTACGTTTAACCCTGAGTTGGAGTCAGATGAGACTTACCAGCGGTTTGTTTTAAAGCCGCCAGATGATTGCATTGTTCAAAAGGTTAACTGGTCAGACAACCCGTGGTTTCCAGATACCCTAAAACTTGAAAAAGATGCCCTTAAATTTCGTGATCCACAGGCTTACAACGTGGTTTGGGAAGGTTTATGCCGACAGACCGTAGATGGGGCTATCTTTGCCAAAGAAATGCAAATGGCAGAGTTAGATGGGCGCATCACAAAGGTCAACTATGACCCCACAAAGCCCGTTCACGCCATCTTTGACCTTGGGTGGAGTGATGCCACAGCCATTTGGTTCTTGCAGTTCATAGGCATGGAAACCCGCTTGATTCGCTACATTGAGGGCAATCAGCAGACCATGAGCGACTACCTAGCAAAGATGCAGACGTTTGGTTATATGTACGACACGCTATGGCTGCCACACGATGCAGAGAATAAAACCCTTGCAGCCAACGGTAGAAGCATTGAGGAAATCGTAAGGGCTGCGGGCTATAAAACCAAGATAATCCCTAAAACGCCCATTCTTGACTCAATCAATGCGGCAAGGACAATCTTTATCAACTGCTGGTTTGACCGTGATAACTGTCACGAGGGCTTGCAATGCTTACGGCATTACCGTTACGATGTTGACCCAGAGACTAAGCAATTCAGCAGAACCCCTTTGCACGACAATTACTCACATGGCGCTGATGCGTTTAGATATATTGGTCTAATGGTCAATGAGCCTAAAGAGCGCAGAAAGCCAAGACCTACTGCAAATTATGGTGGTCAACATTCATGGATGAGTTAAAATGACTCCAAATCACTTAGGGCAACATCATGGCTGATGATTACGACTCACGAATTCAGGAAGCAATTGACTTTCTTAAGTTTGCCAACGATGCAGACACAATGAACCGTCAAGAGGCATTAGATGACTTGAAGTTTGGTGGTGGTGATCAATGGCCTGTGGAATTGCAAAACTCACGCAATCTTGAGTCACGCCCCGTTATAACGGTAAACAAGGTGGACAACTATTGCCGCCAAGTTTCCAATCAGCAACGCCAGCAGCGCCCCCGCATCAAAGTCCATGCAACAAACACGCATGATGACATGGTGGATGCACAGACCATTGGTGGCATTATTCGCCACATTGAGGTCAACTCTAACGCTGACCATGCTTATGACAATGCGTTTGAATACGCAGTTCGCATGGGTTGGGGCTATATGCGGGTCAGAACTGACTACATTTCTGAAGATTCCTTTGACCAAGAAATTTACATTGACGCTATTGACAATCCTTTTACCGTTTACTTTGACCCTAATTCAGTTTTACCAGACGGGTCTGACGCTGACCGTTGCTTGATTACAACAATGGTGTTAAAGAGTGAATTCCGCAAGATGTACCCTGATGCGGATGACGGTGGCACAAGTTTCACACAGCGTGGAACGGGTGATTCTCAGTCAGAATGGATTACCAAAGAGGACATTCGCCTTGCTGAGTATTACTACACGGTCAAAGAAAAGGCAAAGCTATATCTTTTGAGTGATGGCACTGCGACATTTGCTGATGACAAAGACTTTTTTAACCGCTTGGCTGCCTATGGCATTGAAGTGGTTGACACCCGTGATTCTTACAAGAAAACTATCAAATATTGCAAGATGACAGCGGTTGAGATTCTTGAGGAACGTGATTGGGCGGGCAAATACATCCCAATCGTTCCCGTCTATGGCAGACACATTGTCATTGGTGACAAGCGCAAAAAGTTTGGCATGATTCGCTATGCTAAAGACCCACAGCGGATGTATAACTTTTGGCAGACTTCTATCACCGAGGGTGTTGCATTAGCGCCTAAAGCCAAATGGTTGCTTGCAGAGGGTCAAGACGAGGGACATGAGAGCGATTGGACAAATGCCAACATTAAGTCATTCCCGCTTCTGAGATACAAACAAACAGACATTGACGGTCGCCCTGCGCCTCCTCCAACACGGTTGCAACCAGAGCCTCCACAGGCGGGAATCATGGCGGCTGCGGCTGGTGTTAATGACGACATCAAAGCCATCATGGGCATTTTTGACCCTGCACAGCTTGGTCAAGGCAACATTTCAGGCAAAGCAATCAACGGTCAGCAACAACAAGTTGACTTGACAAACTTTGACTATTACGACAACCTTACACGTTCAATTTCCCACATTGGTAAGATTTGCCTTGATTTGATCCCCAAAATTTATGACACAGAGCGTGTTATGCGAATTATTGGTGATGATGGCAAGCCTGAATTGTTGACGATTAACCAACGGGATTCTGTTGGTAGAGTGCTTAACGAC